ATCCTAACATTAAACATTCTATGCTCATCATTTCTAACTTCTTCTTTAAAGTTGTTTTCAGTATCCCAACTTTCCGGCATTGCAGACATTATATCGGTATCTTTGTATCTTTTATAATTTGCATTATTATTTAAAATTAAATAGTTTCTTGCAACAATAGTAAAGTAAGAAAATGCTTTACCTTTACCATTTTTGTACATATGAATTTTCTCAATCATAAATGCAACAACTTCTGCCATCACATCTTGTGGGTCATCATCAAAATAGGTAAATTTCCATTTGTTATAAACTATCTCTGCTAATTTCTTAAATGCAGAATCAATTCTTTCTCTATAAAGTTTATCTTTAATTCGTTGGTCATCGGTAAGATTGTACTCTATAATAGCATCTTCCGTATCTTTTGTAAAATATTGTCTATTTGGACCTCTTTTTTTACGCATATTACTATTTTTGTTTAAATCTTTCTATGGTTTCTTTAATTTGATAAAACACAGAACCAACTTCATCATCTTTTTCAAACATCTGACGATTATCTATTTGTCTTAAAGCTTCCAATAATGCTTTATTTCTATTTAATTCATCTTCTATAAAATCTTCATATGATTCTAATTTTTGTAAAAGATTATAAACTGCATACGATAATGTAGATGTTGATATTGTTAATATTATAATTAATATTGTTTGCATAAATTAAACTATTTCGTATCCTTGTAAAAAATATTTGTTTGCATGTTTACTCTTAACTTCAACCAATTCACCTTCTTTTGATTTCATTACAATCTTCTCATTTCTACCAAAATCGGTTTTTTTAACAACCTGTGTGTTATATACTCTATCTTTGATAGTAAATCCATCTAAATGGTCAATTTCATGCTGAACTACAACGGTTTTCATCGTATCCGAACTAACACCACCAACTTCTTTATCTTCTTCTGGATTAATTTGAAAAGTCAATTCACCCAAATTATCTGTTTGAATTTTAACCATATTTGCTCTAATAGTTCTTATTGGTTTTTGTATTGTTTTTGGAATTGAAAGACATCCTTCATAAAAAACAAATCCATCTTTAGATTTTTCAATTAATTGTGGGTTTACTAAAAATAACTCTTCATTACCAAATTTAATTAAACAAGCTCTTTTTTTAATACCCAATTGAGTGGTTGAAATTCCCAATCCACCATATTTTGCTAAAGCATCTATGAGAGTTTGTTTTAACTCATCTGCTTCATTTTGTGTTATTTCTGTTTTTGGGGTGGGTGTTTTTAGATATTCTCTAAATTCTTTAGTTTCAAACCCCCTACTGTCTTTGTCAATTATTAATTTCATATTTTATTTTTTTAATCCATATTTAATCCATTTATACCATATTCTTTCGTGAATATAATATTGAATGGGTTTGTATACTAATTCCGCTACACCAAATGCCGCTCCTACCTTAATATCACCACTTACCCACCACATTATACCAAACCCTATTAAAGTCGATATAATACGATATGAAATGGTTTTAGCTATGTGTCGTTTCCTCTGTACTATCATTTTTATCAATATTATAAACGATTACGTCTCCGTTTGAATCAATGTATTTTTGTCTAATTTTAGTTCCGCTAATTACTTCAATATCGGATGGTGGATTATGATATAATACTTCATACCCAACTCCCCTACCATAGTTTACACTTTCAATATCTGGAATAATTGATAACAAAATTTTATCGGAATTATCTACGAAGAAAGGTTCTTTTGATAAATCTAATAATACTTGGTGTGCTGTTTTTGGATTACTTTCATCCTGTTGTACATCTCTAATTGCTACCCAAACATCTTTTCCTTTTTTTAATTGTTGGTTAATTAACCACTCATGTCCTTTGTGCCAAGTTTGCCATCTACCGATGAACATTGCATATTTTTTCATTTTATATAAAGTTTAATATTGCTAAATCTTTTTGTTTTGCTTCAACCATAATATCAACATCATTTTTATATGTTTCAGGAACCATTTGTATATAATCACTATGTGCTTGTGGTTTTTTACCTATTGCACTTTCCGAATAATGAACGACTGGTTTTATATTTACCGGCCATGTTGATATTGCTAATTCCAATGCATCTTGTTCGGATAAATCACCTGTGTTAAATGTGTGGTGATGGTAATCAAATACGATTGGAATTCCTGTTTTTTCGTGAATATACATCAAATCTTTTACGGAATACATACTTGCCTTATCATCATTCTCAATTGTAAGCCTATTTTGAACCGATTTAGAGAGTCTTTCAAAATTAGTGATAAATCTACTCATTGCGGTCATTTTATCTCCGTAAACACCATTACAATGAATATTAATCTTATTCCAATGAGTTTGAGATAACCCCATAGCATCCATTATTTTACCATGTACTTCCAAATCTTTAATTGTATTCAAAACTACACTTTCTTTTGGTGAAGTCAATACATTAAACGGACCTGGATGAAATGTTAATCTTTGTTTATACAATTCTGCTTTTGCACCACATCTTTGTAGTATTGCGTGTATTGCTTTCCAATTTTTTAGTTCGGTAAATTCGTATTCGGTAGCCCATGGAAACATATCCGAACTCATACGATAAAATTTAATACCATTTTGTTCGTTCCAATCAATAATTGTTTCTAAATCTGCTACATTTTGTAAAACCAAATCGGATACATAATCTAAACCTTTTTGTGTAAAGGTTTTTTTAATCATTGTACGATTTGTAGTAACTTTTTTACCTAATGAAAGGTTTATACATGCATATCCTATATTCATATGTGTAATATAAGAAAAATAAATTGAAATACCAAATTTTTAGTAAGTTTTGATATTTTCTTCTTCGTTTCTGATTTTTTGTAAATCTCTGGGAGTTCCACCTTTAGTTGACATCCAATAATTAACGGCTTTTGGATTATTAATCCACATTTTTTTATTATTCCAAGGAAAATCAGGATGCATATATTGTTCCCATTTTAAATTTGGTAATTCTTCTGTTAAAGTTGCATCAACAGTTGCAACATCATCCAAAGAATCAACAGACTCAATAGATTTTTCTTCCTTTTCTGTGTTAATCTCATCTTTTTCATTTTCGTTAGAAATATTTTCCTCTATAACATCATTTTTATCACCATATACCTCATATAAACCTAATTTTTGATTATTTTCATCCATTTCAACCAAAATATCTTTTTGTTTGCGTTTTTTATCGGAAATTAAACCATTAAATGCGATAATTAACGCAACTGCCAATGGGTCAAATACAATTACAATCAAAAATATGAAGAATTTTACTACATTTTTCAATTCCATACCAAATGCATCAGCTACAAACCTAAATCCACCAACTTCTTTCTCTAAATCTAAGTTAGCAATCTTAATTTCGTTGATTTTTTCATTATTTTTAGCGTTTTCAGTTTGTAAAACCTCAATTTTTTTGTTAATTTGAGCAGTTTGTCTGTCTTTTTGGTCAATTGAACGCAAAAGACGAGAATTTACCTTACCTTTATCTAAAATTGTGTTTTGTGTTGAGGATAATTGACCCAATTGAGTGTTTAATTGAGTAATTTGAGCGGTATTTTGGTCAATTTTTGTTTGATAAACTAAAATTTCTCTATCTACTGTCTGTAATTTAAGTGATTGTGCTTGAAAAGCATTAGAAAGATATCCAAATATACCTGCGGAAGTGATTAACATCAATAATGCAACTGCTGATGTTAAATACCATTTATTAAATCCTTTAATGTTATCCCATTCTTGCTTCAAATAGGTTGCAGCAACTAATTTAGCAAACTCCAATGAGCCTGCCATCACCATTACAGCCGTTGCAGCACCACTAAATAGTACTCCTAAACCTGTCACGGAGAAAAAAGCTGCACATCCGGCGATAATTAGTGCAGAAAATCCGACTAAATATTTAAGCCAATTCATTTATCGATTGATTCTGGTTAATTCGGCAACACGCTCTACCACTTTTCTTGCATCTTCCAATGTAGTATGTGCTTCAGATGGTGACATATGTTGTGCACCTGTAATTCCGTTTTGTAAAATCCTTAACTTACCATCTAAAGATTCTAAAAGGTTTTGTATTTTTTCGTTGTAAATCATGTCTATAAATATTTTATTAAATAAAAAAAGGTAGAAGTTGTAACACTCCTACCTCCGTAATATACAAAAAATAACTGAATTAACCTAATTTTGGGGTTAATTTTTTTGGTTTGGACTCTTCTTTTCTTTCAATTGTAATTAAAAGAATACCATTTTTAATTTCAGCTTTTGCTTTTCTTCCATCAAAGTTTTTACCTACCGTCACTCTTTCTTCGATATCTGAAATCAATTGATTATAAGGATTTTCCTTATCTTCTTGTGATTTTTTAGCTTTAATTTCGATTTTGTCTTCAAAACAATTGATTTCAATATCTTTAGGGTCATGTCCTAATACTGATAATGCAATTGATGCAGATTCATCTTTAAGGTCTACTGCGAATTTTGAAGGAACATAAGTTGTTCTTTCTTTTGGTTGTTGAATTGGAAAAAATTCATCAAATAATTTGTTGTAATCAATAATGTACATAATACAAATGTTTTTTGGTTAATAATATCGTATATAGTTCAAATACTATACCAATCAATTATTTTAGACATTTTGTCATTAAATTTCGTTATTTTGTCTTTCGATTACCGTAGACATCCAATCTGCCCAATGTAAAATATATTGAATTTTATATCTTGGAGCTTTAGCACCATTGTGACCAGTTAAGTATTTTTGATTATCTTCATCAAACATACCATCGGTTAATTTAATACCAAAATATTCTTTCTCATTATAACTTATACCATATTCATTCAAAGTAAAAAATGTTCTATCGGTTAAAGTCATATAAGTAATCTTATCATTTGATTTAAATAACTTACCCTGATTTTTAATTTGCCAATCATTATCATTTGGCATATAATGCATTTCACCTTTGATACCCAATTTACCTAAATCGTGATGTAATGCACAAAATATCAATTCTTCATCAGTAAAATCCACAACACCACCTTGTGCAATAAACAATTCTTTCATCTTCATAGAATTCTTACATACATTAAAGATGTGGTCTATATAACCACCAACATGTGCATTGTGATAATGTTTTGAACCAGAGGCCGGTGAAATCGTTAGATTGATTCCTAATTCTTCTTCCGAATACATATGAAGTAATTTCTCCAATCTTTCTCCTGTAAAATACTTTTTGATAATTCCGATAAATCTATCGTAATTTGCTTTTAATTCTTGTTCTGTTTTCATAATTTTAGAGTTTAATCATTTACAATACTCCAATATACGAAAAATATTTGATATTACCAAATTTAAATCAATCCAACGGTTTTATTTGGTAAATGCTTTTCAATTATATCGTGCATATTATGAGTACATTTATGTTTTTTATTAATTTTGTTAAGTTGATGTAAAAACATTTGAAATTCCGGATGCGATTCGTTCCATATTTGTTTAATACTATATTCTGCCGGTGTATATGTTCCCCAATTTGTTATTTTATTAAAAAATACATTTATATTATTTTTGAAAATTTTATTCATCAATATATAAAAATCTTCCATTTCTAAATAATTTGTATCTTGTACAACAAATGAAACATTTTTGTTATTAAGTTTTATAGTTGATATAAAATGTAAATTATTCAATAATGTTTCCCAATCACCACCTCTTCTAACAATTTTATAAGTTTCTTCATTTGCAGCATCAATGCTAATTTCTATTGTTTTAATTAAATCATGTATGTGACTTAAACTATTCCACATTTTTTCATTTAATAACAATGCGTTTGTATGTAAATGAATGTGGTTTACATTTGGAAACTTTTTTCTATCAAAATTTAATAATAACTTTCTAATTGATTTGGATGCAAATGGGTCAGCTGTTCCTGAAAGGTATAACATTTTTATATTCTTTCCGTATATATCCACTATTTTATTTATCGTATCATCTATAAATTCCAATTCTGTTCCATCCGCCATAATAGCAACATTTCTACAACTTGGACAAGTTAAATTACAACTTCTATCGAATGCAAAATTTATATTAGTGGGACCTGTTTTATAATCATTGATATTAAAACTACTTTTATTTCTAAATCCTTTTGGTATATTTCCATTGGTATACAATTCGGATAAATAAGGACATTCTGTTTTGGAACAATATTTGTAAGAACCATCCAAAATTGATTCTTGCACTTTCTTTAATTCATCACTTTCCCAAGCATTATCAATATCCTCTAAATTAGAAATTTTATTAGGTAACCACGATGGACAACAACTATATACTCCATTTTTGTGTGCTTCCAAATAAATAAATGGTGTTATACATATATACTGCTTTAATATATCGTCTTTCATTGATTAAATAATTTTAGATGGTTTTAGATTACCTATTCTCAATCTTTCGTTTGAGTTTAAATCATATATATCTTCATAATAAGTAGCATCAATATTCAATAATTTACTCAATGTCAATAAATCTTCATTTACACGAACTAAATATTCGTACCATTTTTGATAATTTGGAGTTAAATACCATTCATATTTTTCGTTATACTTAAAACCATATTTTTCATTATAATCTAAAAATGCTAATCTCTCCGCACACAAATTTAAAT